CCAGCGGGTCCAGCGGGGCCAACTGGACCCGCCTTCCCGCCAGCACTCTCAAGTTCACTCAGTCTACGTTTCAACGCCAGAATCTCACGGGTGCGGTCCTTGTCACCCCAACCGGAACCCTCTGGCCCGGGTCCAAATGCGTTTCTCTCTTTCAAGAACTTCACCAGTTGTGCATGGCTGGCCGCATACAACTCCTTGTCGTCCTTGCCGTGGCTGGCCACGCCAACAAGGATACCGCCAGCGTACACGCCAGATCCAGAGTCTCCATTGCGATATTTCCCCTTTTCCACCGTGTAGCCACGACGAGACAACACCTTGCCCGTGCTTGTATCAGTTATGTCCTCCGCACCCATGGACTTCAGGTGCTTCAGACCGTGCCTGCCCATCGCTGTCACCCTGCCCTGCGGCAATGCCGGGGTAACCTGTGCCAACGTCAGCTTCGGCTCGGATACTTCCATTCGGAATAACGCCAGGTCGGATGAGGGTTCTGCAGATACCCACTCCCCCTGAATCGCCCGACCGTTTTGCAGAACAATTCGCACAGATTCCCCGGGTTTGCCACTGCAATGGGCGGCACTGACCCCGTAAGTGTGTTCCAGGTCTCGATAGATGAGAGTACCACTGCACCCACCGACCTGTACGGACCCTCGCGGGAAGGTAGACGAGGGGCCTGCGGAACACAACAGAAGGGCCAGCACCGCCACTACTGCAGGGTGTTTCATAGTCACTCCTTCTGCTTCGACTGGATCAGTTTGCGTCCAGCCTCAAACCCACACGCTAGCACCAACAACTCCACTATCGTCAGCACCTCACCGTTGTCGAAGTTATCGCTGTTCAAGTAAAGGAACGTCGTCAACCCCGCAAACATAACCACCAATCGAACAATTCCCCAGAATGGGTGACCACCATTAATATCCACAGTGAACCTCCTTGTTATACTGCACTGGCCCGCCTCATCACGGATGATTTTACGGGGATGGATCCCCGGGCGGGTCGCCTACTGTCACGACAATCTCCACCCGTGGGTCATCCTTGTCAACATCTACCTCGGGCATAGTGGGCCTGAAACCATAATCGTCAACACCCAGGGCCTCGGCTATCCCATCATAGGCTGCCTTCAGCATAGCAGAAAGGTTGTCCCTGTCACGACGACGCTTGTCCTTGTGAAAGTACGTCGGCACCAGCTTTGACTCGGACCAGTCTGACTCCATGCAGACTGAACCCTCGGCCATCAGGGACAACACCGCATCGCGACACTTGCCACGATAAGCCTTGGAGTGACGATGCTTCACCCGCCAGTGGTTTCTACTGTTGGGTGACAGCTGACGAGGCGGTATTGGCAAACTAACGGTAAACGATTCCATCAATTGTTCTCCGCGACTTCCTTCAGCCAATTCCCCATGATCTCGTTGAACTTCTCTGCGCCGGGAGTTGGCTTCTTCAGCATCCACTCGAGAAGATCACAGCACCTGGCCGCGATGGTGGAACACTCATCGTGCCCCTTCCTCATCTCAACGACCATCATGGCCAGGCAGTACCCCAACGCCTCCTCAACCTCTTCTCGAGTCCTCAGTTCATCGGCCAACCTCATGACTGCCCCCCCTCAGAATCCTCGATAAACGGCTTGCTCCTCTTGGGAGTAACCTTTTCAGCTGGTGCCTCAGCAAACCTCAGCTGATCCATGCGGTAATCCTCCTCAAGATAACCGCCGTCATGCGGGTAGTCCCTGTCATCGCTACTCGGCCTTATCCTCGGCATCGCCTTCTCCTATCAGTGACCGTATCTCGTCCTCGCACGCCAAGAACGTCTTGGCTATCACCTCGAAAAACTGATCCACGTTGTGATCAAGACCCTTGCCCTGAAGATCAACCAGACCGTGAAGGGCTATCATCGCCCTCATCCTCATCCCGTTCCTCTTCAGCTTCTTTGCCATCGCTTCCAGAGGTTTCTCTGGCAGTTTCCACTGCACTCCCAGCCAATCCAGAAGCATTCTTTGGAGGAACGGGTACATCTTGTCGTGTCCCCCCCGGTTCTGCAGTTCCGACACTACCACTCCGAGGTCCTTGCTCGACCAGTCCCCGGGTTCCACTTCCTTCCTCACGTCCAGGCTCGCCAGAACTGCTCCCAGCATCACCAACTCCAGAGCGTTCTCCGACTCCCACCCCCCCGACTTCGTGTTCTCTGACGACATCCGACAACCTCGCCAATAGCTTGACTGATACCTTTTCCTGGCCCCTGAGAACACGACATAGGTGAAACTGGCTCATGTTCATGAGTCCTGCCAACTGCACCTGCGAACAACCCATGGCTGCTTGCGTGTCCTGAATCAGGGTCCTTCCTGATTGGTCTGCGTCTTCTCTAAGGTTCTGCCAAGCCCCTAGTCCATCCTTGTACTGGGACAGGTGCTTGAGCACAGTATCCATCGTCCACCTCCATAGGTTCTAGCCATCCCCGCGACTTGTTTATCGACGCTCGCAGTCTCGGCAATTCCTCGCGTCGTTATCGAACCAAAGGGAGGGTATTTCCCAGCGAGCCAACGGTAAGGCATCGCTAGTCCCTCGCTTTGGGCTGGGGTTAGGTCACACTAATCAGAACAAATTGTCCCCCGGGGACCTAATCCCGGGCCGGTCTCTATCGCTTCTTGTTTAGGTCATCCAGCGGTACTCCTGTCCATAGATCTAAACCTTGTGTCTCCCTGTCACGCATGAGTGCAATCCACTCCTCGTGGCCTGGCACCTTCTCCTTACCATTAGAAGTCGGCGCGACAGGTCGATTGAGAAGGCGGCTCACTCCACCAACGGGTGTCCTGTAGTTCTCCATCACGTTTTGCATTACCGGAATCAGATCCCGGCTTCCCCTCCAACTTCCTGACATCATCGCCTCCTTGCGAGCATTCAGGGCACAGACCTTCCACGCTGTGCCGTACAAAATCAGCGTAACACCCTTGGCATATAGCCATCAGAGATGAGTCCACCCGTTCTTGGCCAGACGGTCAATCATCTGACCGGCCTGGTCCCTAGTCAAATCTTTGGTATCGACGTTGTGCTTCTTCAACACACGGCACTGCTTATACGTCGCCAGTCCGTTCTTCACCCTGCCCACCAGACCATCCATGAGGCTAGACGCCTCGTGAAACGAGAGACGCTCGATCTTGTGCGACTCCAAACCGAATCTCTCAAGGGCTTGCTTTTGCTTATACGTCGGCAAACGACCCTTGTGCCATCCTGGCTCACGAGGTGCCACAACATCGATGATTCCGAATGGGTTGATGGCCCGGGAGGTGTACTGGACTTTTGCTTGGATCGAACGCCGCTCTTCCAACTCCACGGCATACTCAACCTCCGCTTCCTGCAGTGCCCTAGTTACTTCACCACCGCTCTCCCCCCGGGCCAGCTTGTCCTTTGCCTTCTCCACCACCTCGTCTGGAAACTTACCGCCCAGGACGTCAGCACTGGTGACCAGCTTGTGCCGGGAGTTACCAACGAAATCTAGTATGGTTATCTTCGGCTTGGGACTGGCCGCTATGGCAGCCTTCCGCTCCTCGGGTGTCTCCAACCTCCACCCATCACCCTCGATCACGTTGGGAAGGATTCTGGTGCCACGACCGCACATCTGTGCAGCCAACGCCCGACTCTTGGTGGGACGTGCCATGCTGAGGCACTGGATCTGGGGGCAATCATACCCCTCGGTCAAGCACCCCACATTGACCGCATACTGGTAGAACCCCTTGGAGAACCTCTTGAGGGCACGACGACGTGACTCCTTGTCCCTGGAGTTCACCACATGAGAATAGTTCTCGGACTGTGGCACCCGGGACACTAGGCAAAACGCCCGACCCTCCATCCTCCGGTTGAAGATCTCGGCCAATCTGGATGCGTGCTGAACGCCAGCCGCAAACACCATGCACTGTTCGCCCTTGGAGAACTCGGAGGTCGGGCCAGCCACCTTGTGCAGCACAGACTCCTGACGCATCTCCAGCTCCAACGCCTTGCTCTGGAAGTCACCACCCTGAACCTTGATGTCATCGAACCTGATGTCATCGACAGTGATCAGTTCCTGGTGAATGGGCACCAGCCAGCCGTCCCCGATGGCAGAGGGGCCTCCGCTTGGATCAAACAGCGGGTACTCAAAGGCCACAGCTTGGAACGTCTGTGCCAGGGCCTGCTCGTCCGCACGGTCGGGAGTTGCTGTTACCCCCAGAACACGCAGGTCCCTGTTGGCCGAGAAGTAATCAATGATCCGCTGATACGTTTTGTTTTGTCTGACCGCATGATGGGCCTCGTCGATGATGATAAGGCCAACCTCATTGGGGTCAGGGAACGCCCTCTTCAGCCTCTTCTCCCTGTAGAGGGAGTCCTTCGAGGCAAAGGTCAGCTTAGACTTGGGGAAGGAGGAGCGGCGAAACTCGCCCATCTCAATTTCTGCATGCTCTCCAGTTCGCTTGTTCCACCGCTCCCATGGCTGGTACACCAACTCTTCTCGGTGTGCCAGTACCAACACCTTCCCTTGAGGCCACCTGTCAGCGGCCTCCAGAAACA